AGCTCATTCGATTTCTACCTCGTCAAAACCGGCGAGATCGTCTTCTGTAACACCGAGACGGCGGTTCATTTCTTCCTCAGAAATCAAAGAGGTGGGATCAAAGTGTGCCATACGTTCAGAAGCGACAGCCAGCAGACGAGCATCATTTAACTCATCCATTAAACGGACATATTCGTCCGGGGAGATGAGAACGCATTCGGCGGCATTGTTTTTCATAACAACCTTGGCACCGCACTGCTTGACATCTTCAAAAATTTTTCCGGCAAGACTACGGTTGAATTGGGTGATTGGAACAGTGTTAGTAATAGCACTCATAACAGAAGCCATAGTCGTCAACTCCTTTCTTTACTTGCATTATAGCACAGGTTGGCTAAGATATCAACTGGTTGGTCGATAAATTCGCTGACAAATATATTGTATGCCGGGAGATCGGTTTTGATACACAGTTAATAGAATTTTATCCCTTTAGCCTGTCTGCCCTGTGCAGATGGGCTTTTCTTATGCCCAGAAGGAGGTGGTTACACAAATGGCATCCAGAATCCAGGGCATCACCGTTGAGATCGGCGGCGATACCACAAAGCTCTCCAAAGCACTGGAAGGTGTAAACAAGTCAATCAAGGGGACGCAGTCCGGACTGAAGGATGTCAATAAACTTCTGAAGCTGGACCCTACGAATACAGAACTGGTCGTCCAGAAGCAGAAGATGCTCAAGGATGCCACTGAAGCCACCAAAGAAAAGCTGGCAACTCTGAAAACTGCCGCACAGCAGGCAAATGAGCAGCTTGCCAACGGTGAGATCACCCAGCAGCAGTACGATGCCCTCCAGCGTGAGATTGCAGAAACAGAGCAGAATCTGAAATCGTTGCAAGACCAGGCGGCCACTACCAATGCAACCCTTGCCAAGATCGATGAAGCCGGGGAAAAGCTCCAGAACCTTGGCGCATCGGTCGAAAATGTGGGTAAGAAGTTCCTGCCGGTGACCGCAGCTGTTACCGGCCTTGGCACAGCAGCAGTGAAAACCGCCGCCGACTTCGATGCCGAAATGAGCAAGGTTTCTGCTATTTCCGGTGCGACCGGAGAGGACTTCGACCAGCTTCGAGCGAAAGCCCGTGAGATGGGCGCGAAAACCAAGTTCTCCGCATCGGAAGCTGCCTCCGCGATGGAATATATGGCGATGGCCGGCTGGAAGACCTCTGACATGCTGGGCGGTATCGAGGGCATCATGAACCTTGCGGCCGCTTCGGGCGAAGACCTCGCCACGACCTCGGATATCGTCACCGACGCCCTTACCGCTTTCGGTCTGTCGGCTTCGGATTCCGGGCATTTTGCGGATATTCTTGCTGCTGCTTCGTCTAATGCGAATACCAATGTCAGCATGATGGGTGAGACGTTCAAATACTGTGCGCCTATCGCCGGTGCACTGGGATTCTCGGCAGAGGATACGGCAGAAGCCATCGGCCTCATGGCAAACAGTGGTATCAAGGCTTCGCAGGCCGGTACTTCGCTGCGTTCCATCATGAACAACCTTGCTGGCGAGGTGACCTTTGTCGGTGAGAACATCGGTGAAGTCACGATTGCTACCAGTAATGCAGACGGTAGCATGAGAAGTCTGAATGATATTCTCGCAGATTGTCGAGTGGCATTCTCCGGTTTGACCGAATCCGAGAAGGCATCCAATGCAGAGGCACTGGTCGGTAAGAACGCTATGTCCGGCTTCCTCGCCCTGATGAACGCCAGTCAGTCGGATATCGATAAATTAAGCGGCGCCATTGAGAACTGCGATGGCGCATCCGAGAGCATGGCGGAAACCATGCAGGACAATTTGAATGGTCAGCTCACCATCCTGAAATCTCAGCTGGAGGAGCTGGCTATTTCTTTTGGCGATATCCTGATGCCGACTATCCGCAAGATCGTGTCGGCAGTGCAGCAGTTCGTGGACAAGCTCAACAGCATGGATGACAGCACGAGAGAAACGATCATCAAGATTGGACTGCTGGCGGCATCCATTGGTCCGCTGCTCATTGTGCTGGGTAAGACCATATCGACGGTCGGCACAGCGATGCGGGGATTCAGTTCGCTTGCAAAGGGCGTCCGGCTCCTCATCACTCATGTGGGCAGTGCCAGCGGTGTGTTCAGTAAGCTAGGTGTGGTTCTGGGCGGTCTGTCCGGGCCGGTCGTAGCAGTGGTAGCAGTCATCGGAACGCTGGTGGCAGCTTTCATGAATCTCTGGAACACCAATGAGGAGTTCCGCACAGCCATTACCGGCATCTGGAACGACATTGTTTCCAAGGTGAAAGACTTCTGCGACCAGCTGACACAGCGAATCAACGGGCTGGGCTTTGACTTCAAGGATGTCACCGAGGCGCTGAAGGCAGTATGGGACGGTTTCTGTCAGGTGCTTGCACCGCTGTTCGAGGGAGCCTTCCAGAATATCGCAACCATCCTCGGTGTAGTTCTGGATACCTTACTTGGTCTGTTTGATGTTTTCTCCAATGTGTTCTCCGGCAACTGGAGCGGCGCATGGGAAGCGGTCAAGGGCATCTTCTCCAGCATCTGGAATGGTGTGAAGTCTATTTTCTCCACGACCCTTACTGCACTGAAGAGTGCGCTGGATGTGTTCCTCGGCCTGTTCGGCACGGATTGGCAGACGGTCTGGGGCAGCATCAAGAGCTTCTTCGAGACTGTTTGGATTGGAATTAGCAGCTTCTTTTCCAATACAGTTTCTGCTATCCAGTCGGTAGCAACGACTGTGTTTACTGCTGTTTCGGGATTCTTTACCACTGTCATGACTTCCATCCAGACGACCTTCAGCACGATCTGGACGGCTATTTCCACAGCGGTTTCTTCTGTGCTGAATACGATCCATACCACGGTGACAACTGTATGGACGGCAATCTCGACCGCAATTTCTACGGTCATGAATGCCATCAGCACGACCATCACTACGGTGTGGAACGGAATCTACAACACCATCAAACCGCTGCTGGATGCGTTCAAATACCTGTTTGAAACCATCTGGCAGGCGATCCAAATCCTGATCGGTGCGGCACTGACCGCTATCCAGACGAAGATCACTTCCATCTGGAATGCGATCGTTGCCTTTGTAACTCCGATTCTGACAGGATTGCAGACGACTTTCTCGGCCGTATGGACAGCTATCCAGACCGCAATCTCCACCGTGCTGACTGCGATTCAGACAGCAGTAACCACTGTGTGGAATGCCATTGTATCGTTCCTGTCTCCGCTGCTGACAGGCATCCAGACCCGGATGAGCACGGCATGGAACGCAATCAAGACGGTCATCAGCACCGTCCTTACTGCGATCCAGTCCACTGTTTCTTCCATCTGGTCGGCAATCAGCAGTCGGATTTCTGGTGTGGTGAATGGCATCAAGACGGTGGTTTCTTCTGGCTGGAATGCCATGAAGTCCACGGTATCGACTCTCAGCAACAGCATCAAGAGTGCGGCGACGACCGCATTCAATGCCATGAAGTCTGGTATCTCCACCACGATTTCCGGCATCACCACCACGATCTCCACCGGCTTCAACAATGCTGTGTCCTTTATTAAGGGACTGGCAGGGCAGGCGTTCTCGTGGGGTTCTGACATGATCGGCAACATCGTGTCGGGCATCCAGTCGAGGATTCAGGATGTGGCGAATGCTGTGACGGGTGTTGCAGATAAGATTCGCTCGTTCCTGCATTTCTCTGTGCCGGACGAAGGACCGCTGGCAGACATGGAAAGCTGGATGCCGGACTTCATGCAGGGCTTGGCAAACGGCATCAATGCCAACACCAGCCTTGTGACCGCAGCAGCAGAGAACCTGTCCACCACGCTGTCTACCTCCATCACGAACTCTATGAAGGGCGTGGAGCAGGCATACAGCCAGAGCTGGACGGCCATCAGCCAGACGGTGAAAACCGGAACGGCAGGTGTGAGCACCGCAATGAAATCCGCATGGAGTTCCATCACGACCAGCACCAACAGCACATGGAATACTATCAAGTCCAGCATTCAGAACAGCTTCTCGGCAGTAAAGTCCAATGTGACCTCTGCAACAGCGGCGGTGAAATCCTCCATGACAAGTGCATGGAACTCGGTAAAATCGCTGACGACTTCCAGCTGGAATGACATCAAGAAGGTTATCACAACGGCGTGGAATGGGATCAAGTCCCTTACCATCTCGGCGACCTCTGCCGTCCGTTCTTCTATGACAAGTGCATGGAATGCAGTGAAGAACCTGACGAACACCAGCTGGAATGGGATCAAAACGGTTATCACGACTGCATGGAACAGCATCAAGAGCCTTACGACTTCTTCGGTTTCCGCAGTACGAACCACCGTAACCACTGGATGGAACACCCTGAAATCCACCACGACTTCTGCATTCAACAGCATCAAGTCCACGGTGTCCTCTGCAATGGCAAACCTGCGCAGCACGGTATCTTCCGGTGTGGCAAGCATCAAGAGCAGTTTCAACTCCTTAAGTTCGATTGCTTCTTCGGCGTACCGCTGGGGCGCAGATATCTGCTCCCAGATGGCAGCCGGTGTCCGTGCAACCGCCAGCTCCGTGATCGCGGCGGCGGAAAATGTCGCAAGCAGGGTTAGAAGCCTGTTGCACTTCTCGGTGCCAGACGAAGGGCCTCTGTCCGATGCGGATACCTATATGCCGGACTTTATGAAACTGCTGGCGACCGGCATCAAGAAGAATGTCAAGTCGGTGGTGAAAGCCGTTCAGGGGCTTGCTGGTTCCATGAGTGATAACCTCACGACCCCGGTGGATTCTCTGGGCGACTGGATGGACTCTGTGGTCGGCAGTTTTGCCACCACGATCAAGAGAAGTCAGAGCGGTATCGGCAGTGCTGCAAGGAATGTGGGCAGCGGTATCCAGACCCAGCTCATGTCCGGACTTTCCGGGCTGAAGACCCAGTTCCAGCAGCTCTGGACAGACCTTGAGGGCATCACCAAAGCCGCAGTCGGAAATATGAGCGATGAAGTGAAGCAGGGCTTTGCGGATATGAAAACATCCATCGGTGAGCTGAGTTCTCAGACCAGTTCCCTTGGAAATACGATCCGCAGTCTTGGCGATACCTTCAACTCGGATTTCCTAAAGAGCCTCGGAAACGGTATCAGCAAGGTCGGCGACACGGTCAATACGGTCACGGGTCTTGTGGACAAGCTCGGTTCGATGAAGAACACCATCGGGAACCTCGGAAGTACGATGCAGAACCTTGGCAATATCATCGGTACAGAGAATGGCGGTGGTCTGCTGTCCAACCTCGGCAGTTTCCTGTCGAAAATAGGAAGCGCAGATGGCGGCCAGATCGTGTCGAAGTTCGGGGAACTGATCTCTGGGCTGACCACTAAGATGGGTGGTCTGGGAGAAGGTATCAGCGGCATCATCTCGAAGCTGGGAAGCCTTGGCTCTAGCGGCAGTGGAATCCTGTCGAAGCTGGGAGGGCTGCTCTCCGGTGTGGTTTCAAAGATCGGCGGTTTAGGCGGCAGTCTTTCCGGTATCGTATCGACCATCGGTTCTTCGCTGGGTGGTATTGCCGGAACAGTCGGCACGACACTTTCTGGTCTGCTTGGATCTGTCGGTACAACGGTATCCGGTCTGGCGGCTGGTGCAGGTTCGGCATTGGCTGGTGTTGCTTCCTCTGCTGGAGGTTTCCTTGCTTCGGCAGGCACAGCACTTGCTGGTCTGGCCGGTCCTGCGGGTATCGCAGTGGCAGCAGTCGGAGGCATCGGTCTTGGACTGACCGCTCTCTGGAAAAACTGCGACAGCTTCCGGGAGGGTGTTACGAATATCTGGAACAAGGTCACTTCCGTATTCACGAACGGTGTCAATGCCATCAAGAATGGTATTTCCAATGCGGCATCCGCCATTGGCAGTGTAGCATCGTCTATCTGGGGCGGTATCAAGAATGTGGCTTCCTCGGCGGTCAGCTGGGGTAAAGACATCGTCGGTGGCATCGCAGGAGGCATCAAGAAAGGTGTCAGCTGGGTCGGCAATGCGGTCAAGAGTGTGGCAAGCGGTATCCGCTCGTTCTTGCACTTCTCTGTGCCGGATGAAGGACCTCTGGCCGATGCGGACACCTATATGCCAGACTTCATGAAGCTGCTTTCCGGCGGCATCAAGAAAGGCGAGGGCGGACTGATTAGCCAGATCAAGTCGATGGCAGCGAAGGTACAGCAGGGTATGGAGGGCATCAGCTCTTTCAGCCTGCCGGAACTGACTCTGCCGCACTTTGATGGCTCTGGCTGGAACTTCCCACAGGCGGCTCTGGCCGGAGGCAGTACGACCCGGACGACCAACCTTGGCGGTGTGTATATCACGGTCAACGGTTACAATGCCCGGAACGATGACGAACTGGCACAGACCGTTGCAGATAAGATCAACGGCATGATCCATGAGGACGATTCGGTCTTCAAGTAAGGAGGGGATGCGTATGGGCTACAACGGCTCGACTTATTTTACTTGACTTTGCAAACTATCTGATTTATTATACTCGTAAGAAAGTAACTTACAAGTTACTAACTTACGAGTATAATTATTGGAGGTGAGCGGATGAGTCAGTTTTATTGCCGTGAGGATGAGCTGCGGAAACTGAATAAACGGTACGCAGGTGATAAGTTTGAGTGTATTGTCATCTACGGCAGACGACGTGTTGGTAAAACGGCACTGATCAACGAGTTCTGCAAAGATAAGCCTACCATTTTCTTTTCTGCATTGAACACGACAGGGAAGGAAAATCTGGAAGCTCTCTCAAAGTCGATTATGAGTTTTGAGCGGCCGGATATGGAGTCTGCACCGGAGTTCAGGTCCTATGATGCAGCCTTGGATGAGCTGACAGCACTTTCAAAGGAAAAGAGGATTGTCTTTGTCATTGATGAGTATCCTTATCTTGCGAAAGCAAAGCCAGCTATTTCAGCAATGCTGCAGCACATCATCGACCACAAATGGACAGAGTCCAAGATGTACCTGATTCTTTGCGGTTCGTCTATGAGCTTTATGGAGAGTCAGGTGCTTGGAAAAGAAAGTCCACTGTATGGCAGACGAACAGGCCAGTTCAAGATTGAACCTCTGGATTATAAGGAAACGGCTGTATTCCATCCGAATCTGTCTGCAGAGGATAACTCACTGATTTATGGAATTACGGGAGGAGTTCCTCACTATATCAACAAGCTGGATGTGAGAGGCAGTGTGGATGAAGCCTTGCTGGATAATTTCTTTGACCGTTCCAGCTATCTGTATGAGGAGCCAGGAAATCTGCTGAAACAGGAACTTCGGGAGCCGGCCATTTATAATGCAATCATCAAAGCGATTGCAGAAGGTGCTTCCAGAATGAACGATATCAAGATGAAAGTCGGCGAGGAGAACTCAGTCGTATCGAAGTATCTGAAAACACTGATCGACCTTGGCATTGCTAAAAAGGAGACACCGATTACAGAAAAACCGGGAAAGAAAACCATTTATTTGCTGGCTGACAACTTCTTCCGATTCTGGTATCGTTTTGTTCCGGTTAATATGAGTGCCATTGACTCAGGCAGAATCGCAAAGACCTATCCGCATGCTGTAAAACAGTATCTTTCGGATTACATGGGTCTGATTTTTGAGAAGATGTGTCAGGATTATCTGCTTTATTATTCGGACAATCTTCCCATTGAACTGAGCGAAATCGGCCAGTGGTGGGGTACAGACCCCAAAAAGAAAAAGCAGATACAGATTGATATTGTGGGAACACCTGTTGAGGGTAAGGACTATATCATCGGTTCATGCAAGTATAGAAATGAAAAAATTGGTGTGGATGAACTCGATTTGATTCGGGATTACGCATCAGTATTTGGAAAAGGCAACAACTATCATTATTATATCTTCTCGAAAGGCGGATTCACGGATGGACTTCTTCAGGCACAGGAGCGTGGTGAAGTTCAGCTGATAACGCTGGAAGATCTCTACAAGTAAACAACGCAAGCGACCCTGCTGGTGAAGACTGGCAGGGTATTTTTATACCTGTTTTTTTTAGGAGGAGATGCGTATGGACTACAATGCCCCAAAGCAGACAGTATCACAGTTTCAGCTTAAAGGCAGATATGCCAGACAATATCTGTCTTTTGCCGGGAAGTCCAGCAAAGACTTCCTATTATATTTGTCTGGTCCCGGTGTGTATGATTCCCCGGCTGCGGATGTGGAGAGTACCTCCGTACCTGGCAGAAACGGGGACATCCTCACCGAGAATGCAAAGGCAGGTCGGCGAAGGTATCAGAATGTGGATATCAAGTACAAGGCATTTTTCTTCAACGGTCTGCCTGCTAAGACCGCAGCAGTCAAGGCGTGGCTGTTATCTCCAGTAGGTTACCAGAAGTTGCAGGACACCTACGACCCGGATTTCTTCCGGATGGCGGTCTGCAAGGATGCCCTTGCCTTTGATGTCACCGCCCAGAAAGCCGCCGAGATGGAGCTGACCTTCAACTGTAAGCCTCAGCGGTGGAGCGTAGATGGGCAAAGAAGCATCCGACTGGAGAGCAGGGCAACCTTAAAGAACCCCTTTGCATTCCCAGCACAGCCCATCTTCAAAGTTTACGGAGATTCTGGCGGTGAGCTGTATGTGGGAGAGGAGAAGATCACTATCCACAGCATCAAAGACTATGTGCTTCTCAATTGCGAGACGCACAACGCTTACAATGCCGCCGGGTTCTGCAATGAGACCATCCTTTCGGATGACTTCCCGGAACTGCCGGAGGGCAAGACACAGATCACATGGACAGGCGGGATCACGGCGGTGGAAGTCATTCCACGCTGGTGGACGCTATGAGAGGAGGTGCAGCCGGTGATCCCATGTTTATATGCATCAACGGAAACGAAGTTCGACCACAACGGCATCGGAAAGCTGGCAGATGCACAGTCCTGTACCGTGACCGAAAAACGAAACGGCAGTTATGAACTGAAGCTGGTCTGTCCGGCAGACGGTATCCATGCTGAAATGCTGGAGGAGGGGAATATCATCCTCGCCAAGCCATCCGATACGATGCAGAGCCAACCGTTCCGCATTTATAAGATCACGACACCGATAGATGGAAAGCTGGAAGTGCAGGCGCGGCACATTTCCTATCAGCTGAACTTCATCACAGTTTCCCCGTTCTCGGTGACAGGCTGTGTGGGAGCAATGCAGGGACTCAAAAGCCATGCCGCTTCCGACTGCCCTTTCGATGTCTGGACGGATGTGGATTCCGGCGCAACTTTTACACTGGGCGTTCCATCTTCGTTCCGTAACTGTCTGGGCGGCATGGATGCTTCTGTGCTGGATACCTTCGGCGGTGAATTCGAGTGGGATCGCTACACGGTCAAGTTCCATAAAGCAAGAGGTGCGGATCACAATGTCCACATCATCTACGGGAAGAACCTGACGGATTTCAAAATGGAAAAATCCATCGAGAACACCATCACGGGCGTGCATCCGTACTGGGTGGATAATGAAACCCAGGCAGTCATGGAGCTGCCGGAGAAGGTGGTGCTGATGAGCAAAAAGTCCGTGCCGTAT